GCATGCATCCAGAAGTATTGATCATCAACATACAATCCTTCATCATCGATATACACATGATCATCAACATAATCATAGTCATCGGTATGATATAAACGGACGACATCAAACGCTCGACCAGTGCCGATGTGTGACATGATTGTGTTATAATCACCGTTATAATCGGTAGCGGTGACGAGTTGGGTGAATGGATCGACAAGAATAGCTTTCATTTCTTTCTCCTTGCATAGCTATCGATGGCATCAATCGTAAAGAGAATGAAGCCGGTGAACCCCACAATGAATGCGAGGATTGTTATGAACAGAATAAATGTTTCCATTTGCTTACCTTTTATTTCATTGAAAACGGTCGAGCAAACTACACGATAGTTGTGTTGACGCTCAAGTTGGGGGACTAGCTCCGCTATCTTTTGGGGCGATACCGAGCTTGAACAAAAAAAGGGAGGGCTTACGCCCTCCCTCGCTGTTGATGCGTTAGCCAACTGCCTTGAGCAAGCTAGCTGCTGTTGGTTTGATCCGAGACTGTGTGCTAGATGTTGCACCGCTGAACAGCTTCTCGCGTGTGTCGTAGAAGTCAGCTGCGCCTGTCCACACTCTGTGTGCTAGGATCTCAAACAGAAGCTGTGTAGATGTAGCCTGATGCTCGAAGATCGCTTCGAGTGCTTGCGATTTCGCAAGCCTCGCATCGATGCGCGTTGTCTCCGCGAGTTCGCCATTGCGGCGAACCTCGTCGTCACGCTGCGCTTCGAGCTTCTTCTGCCAGTCGCGCTGCCCTTGGGCTGCTTTCTCGAATGTCGCAGTAGCTGCTCCATATGCAAGAAAGACATCCCGATTGTAGTATGGGTTGTCTGCAAACGACACTGGATTTTGATCCTCGCTACGAGGATCAAGGCCATCTGCAAGATGGCCGTCCAACATCGTGATGTTGGCGATCAGTGTCTGGTTGACTTCTTCCATGTTGATAGTTACTTCATGCTTACGGATTACATTTACTTTCTTAGTCATAGTTCAGTTCCTACTCTTGTAGTTAAGGTTATACACATACACACAGTGTGCATGATATGGCTGACGAACTCGGACTGACTCGCAGCAGTCAAGTCGCTTGTTCCTAATTGCTCGGGAGCTAGATTCGCGGAAGGAACCGATTTGCAAAGCAAATTGGAAGGAGCCGCTAATCTAGCTATACCCTCGCTGCTCAGGTGCGACTTTACTGATCGAGGCTGAGCCGAGTCATCATTCCATGATAAAATGCAAACTTGTGTGTGTGTGTCTCACATAATGACGAGCCTTGTGGAGTTCGCAAGCCAGCCCAAGCTGGCTTGTGAAAGCACAACGAGGAGTGGGATGAAGCAAAGATCCGCAGGCTTGTACTGCATGCGCGGCCTAGCGCATATAACGGACTGACCCGCCCCTTCGAGCGAAGTTTACGAGTGAGGGGGGCATTAGGGGTCAGATGTCCATTTATCGCAACTATATGTCTGAGTGACAGTATCTTTACGATAAGGATACAGCTGGCTCAAGCATGGTTCCACCAGCAAGCTGGCGTGCGCCGGCTGGGCATCGGATTGCCAGTCCAAGCTATGCTTGGCTACTGGCGACCGATGGGCGACACGCTTGCTGGTGTGGTTCTGCTTGAGCTAGCAGGTTGTGCGTGAATGTGCGTTGACAGCGGTATTAATCCTGTGCCAGAAAAGGGGGGGACACAGGGGGGGTTCTTGATGGGGATGAGTATGAGCAAAGAGCTGACTGTAACCGAGAAGCAAGCGCGGCTAGTGGATACCCTCGTAGCAAGTGGCTGTAGCATCAAGGATGCCGCGCATGCTGCCGGTTACGCCAGCGGTGAAAGCGGGAGAGTGACAGCCAGCAAGGCTTTGCGGTTGCCTCATGTGCAAGCATATATGATGCAGAGAGTCGCAGAAACGCTTGGTTTGAACGCTACGACAGCCGCGGCGCGACTCGTGCATCTCGCTCAGGGAGCCAAGAGTGAGTATGTGCAGCTGGAAGCGAGCAAGGATATTCTGGACCGCGCTGGCTTCAAGGCTCCCGAGCGACACATGCACTTGCATGCTGGCGACATTTCTGTGAATATCGATCTGTCATAGTGGGGTGGGGGTCAAAACTCGGAGGTCCACCCCTCGACCCCGCCCTTCACTCTTGCGAATCTAAAAAAAGCTCTGTAGCATATATGCAACGGAGGACATCATGATTGATCTTATTTTCTGGACAGGCGTTGAACTACTAAAACAACTTGCTTTGTTTACTGGCACTACATATCAGGAAGTTAATGTGTGGTTGTTTGTAGTATTGCATCCACTACTAACGCTGGCGTTTTTCTTGCTATGGTTAAAGGCTAAGTTTGTGCGTTGATTTAATTTCAATGCATCTGCGATATTGCACTATTAAAAATATTTTTAGTTGCAGGGTTCGATGCCAACATTAAATGACATGCTAAAGGATATGCCCACGCATAAGAATTTCTACTTGCGTGGTGTTATAAACTCTTTATTGCCTGAGTTCATGGATCCGTTTGATTCAGAGATTAACGAGGGGAATATATCTGGCGAGGCGTTAGAAGCGTTGCGGTTTGCCGTTACCAAGATTCACCCTGATATGCAAGATGGCGAGATAGAGAGCATCAACTATGAACAGATGATGGAGGTGTTTGGTGACACATCCATCTTTGAGCGTAACTATGATATAGCCACAATGGGTGATGAGCTACGCAACTCCCTTGGTCAGTTTGGTGTGACCAAGGAAGATGGGCAGTATGTCATCTTTGACACATATGATTTTGAGCCGCGTGGTGGCTTTGAAGCATTCAAGCAGGTTATCAAAGAGACTTCCAGCAGTGGTGATGTTTATCCTGTGGCGCGTTTCCTTGGTGGCATCTTCATGCCGGAAGGGCCTGATGGCGCACCAGCAGAGGATGCGCTGCGTGTTCGCATTAAGATCCCTAATGAGGCGCAGGTTGTTGACGTAGATTTTGACAACGACATAGAGCCTGAAGCACCCACGTTTGTGTTTGAGGGTCCGATGACAAACAAGCGTAAGACGTTGTGGGATGCCTTCACTAGCATGTTGGTTACACCAGCAGAGGCTGCTGGGTTTACATCTGATAAAAATGATGGAAGTGGTTTTGCATCTCAGGATACTGTTGATGCCCCAGATGCTTTGCTTGATGATGAGATGCAAGCATTTACTGCAAATAATTTTGATCCGAGAAACTTGATTGCAGAGGAAGGCAAGTAATGCCGCCAAGAACACCAGCATGGACAAGAAAAGCCGGAAAGAACCCTCAAGGTGGCCTCAACGCTGCAGGTCGCGCATCTTACAAAGGCGGCACTCTCAAGCCGCCGGTCAAGTCAGGCGACAACCCACGCAGAGCCAGCTTCCTAGCAAGGATGGGCAACATGAAAGGTCCGGAGAGGGATGAGAAGGGCAGACCTACAAGGCTGCTAAAGTCACTTCAGGTGTGGGGTGCGTCATCAAAAGCTGATGCTAGGGCAAAAGCCAGAGCCATTAGCAAGCGTAATAAAGCTAAAGAAGGAAAAGCATAATGTGTATGTCTAGTGCTGTTAATCAAGCTATGATTATGGGTATGTTTAAAAAGCTTGGTGATTTGCAGAAAAAACCAGATGAGCCAAAAGCGCAAGCTGCGGCACCATCAACAGCAGCAATGCCAAAACAAAAACGTAGAATTAGACCAAGCCGGTTAATGCGTGCTGGTGGCGGTAATCGTTCATTCTTGGAAGGAGGGCAGTAATATGCCAATGGGTAAGGGAACATATGGTTCGACTAATGGTCGCCCTCCAAAGAAGTCAATGCTGACATCAGGGCAAAAGAAACTGCCAGATGCATTAAAGAAGAAAATACTAAAGTCAAAGAAAAATGGCAGTTAATGAAGCTGGCAACTACACAAAGCCAGCTATGCGCAAGGCTTTGTTCAATCGCATAAAGGCTGGCAGTAAAGGCGGTGCTGCGGGGCAATGGTCTGCGCGTAAGGCGCAGATGCTTGCTAAAGTTTATAAGGCAAAAGGTGGTGGATATACATCATGAAGAAACCACAAAAGTCATTGGTAAACTGGACTAAGCAAAAGTGGAGAACCAAAAGTGGCAAGCCATCCACCCAAGGATCAAAAGCTACAGGGGAAAGATATTTACCTGCGGCTGCCATCAAAGCGTTATCATCGAAAGAATACGCGGCGACCAGTGCTGCTAAAAGAAAAGGACGTGCGGCTGGTAAGCAGTTCGTCAGCCAGCCTAAAAAGATACGAGATAAAGTAAAGAAGTATAGATAATGGCTGTTGCTGAAATCCTCACAGGTATTGCGCTAGTACAGCAATCAGTCAAATTTATCAAAGAAAACATCAGTACGGTTTCTGACATCGGGCAGATTGCCAGTCAGATTGATGATCTGTTTCGTGGTGAAAAAGAAGCGCAGCAAGCTCGAAACAAAAAATCCAGTGGTAGTCTTGGCGATCAGTTTGGTGTTGACACAGTAGCCAAAGAAATTATTGACGCTAGGTTGGCAGCTGAAAAGTTGCAAGAAGTAGCTACTATGGTTGACATGCGGTTTGGTCATGGCACATGGGCCGGTATCATTGCTGAGAGAGCAAAGCGTATTCAAGCTGCGAAGGAAGCAGCAAGCAAGGCAAAGCTAAAAGCCATGCAAGAAAGGCAAGAGATGATTGACAACATAAAAGTTGTTTCAATAATATTTTCTGCCATCATCTTGTTTGCCGCGCTATTTGTTACCATAATGGTTTCAGTTGCCAAAGCTATGGGTTTCTAATGTTTTACCACAAACTTACAGAGCATGAGCGTCAGCTGCTACGCATCGTTGTTAAGAACGTACACATGCAGTATTTTCCAAAAGAGTTCCAGTCTGACTATGAAGCAGATAAATTAATTGCATCATTAGCACCATACACTGTTGAGCGTATGAAGCAGCAAGCAAAGAGACGCAAGGTTGACGAACTTTAAGTACAAGCCAGATGGGCAAATATTAAAAGACTTTATGAAGTCTAATGTATTCTTTCGTGGCCTTAGAGGGCCAGTTGGTTCTGGCAAATCTGTGTGTTGTTGCGTTGAAATATTTCGCCGCGCACTTGAGCAACATAAGTCAGAAGATGGTATTCGTCATAGCCGTTGGGCTATCATCCGTAATACCAACCCACAACTTAAAACTACAACCATTAAGACTTGGCTTGATTGGTTTCCAGAAGAACAGTGGGGCAGGTTTACTTGGTCTGTCCCATATACGCACCATATAAAGAAAGGTGATATAGATCTTGAGGTTATCTTCTTAGCTCTTGATAGGCCCGAGGATGTAAAGAAACTCCTCTCTTTGGAGCTTACCGGCATTTGGGTAAACGAAGCAAGAGAGATACCTAAGAGTATTATTGATGCAACCACAATGCGTGTTGGTCGATTCCCTTCTATGAAGGATGGTGGTTGCACATGGACAGGTGTGATTGCAGATACTAACGCTCCAGAGGAGGATCATTGGTGGCCTATCATGTCCGGCGAGGTTCCTATACCGGATCATATTCCAAAAGAAGAAGCAAAGATGTTAGTCAAGCCAGACAACTGGCAGTTCTTTACTCAACCCGCCGGAATGGTAGAGGAAAAGGATTCAGATGGGGGCGTAGTAGGTTATGTCCCAAACGAGAGTGCAGAAAACCGAAACAATATGCGCAGCGATTATTACCCCAACATTGTGATGGGCAAGACTAAAAGCTGGATTGATGTTTATGTAATGAATAAGTTAGGAGCGATAAAGGATGGCAAACCCGTTTATCCCATGTTTGCTCCTGACATGCACGTCGCCAAAGAAGAAATCCCTGTGGCCTCTGGTGTGCCTGTATATATTGGTGTTGATTTTGGGCTTACACCTGCGGCTGTTATAGGACAGAAGGTAAGAGGCAGATGGCTTTTGTTGCAAGAGATTGTAGCATTTGACATGGGCATTGTAAGATTTAGCGAGGTGCTACGACAGGAAATATCATCACGCTATGGTGACTGTGAGATAAATATTATTGGCGATCCAGCTGGCGACTTTCGCGCACAAACGGATGAATCTACACCATTCCAGATTCTTAGAGGTTGTGGTTTGAATGCACGTCCAGCGCAATCCAATGATGTTTCTTTGCGTCTTGAATCTGTTAATGCACCACTGAATAGAATGGTTGAAGGTAATTCCGGATTGTTGATTGACCCCAGATGTCGCACCCTTATCAAAGGATTTGATGGTGGCTATCAGTATAAAAGGATGCAGGTATCTGGGGAAAGGTTTGATGACAAGCCGGAAAAGAATCACTTCTCCCACATCCACGATGCGCTGCAATATTTAATGATGGGTGCTGGTGAGGGCAGAAACATCTTGCGTAATGTGTCTGCACCTAGTAAGCCCTTTCAGGCAAAGATGGAGTTTGATGTTTTCTCTCGTAGGCCAAAGCCAAGGCGACAGGGGTTGTGGTCAAGACTTTAATTGTGCGTTGCATATTAGCATTGCATAAGGTTATTACCGCATAAAGGAGTTTAATATGTGTACTTCATCTATTTTAAAACCATTTCAAAAGTTGGGCCGTAGTTTGCTTGGCATATCCAAGCCAAAAGCACCACCTGTCTCTCAAGAGTCTCAAGACGCTGCCGCAGAGCGTAAAGCGCAAATGGTTCAGCAAGAAGAGGCGCAAAAAGAAGAGCGTCAGAAAAGACTTGAAGTTCAACTAAGACGCAAGAAAAGAGGCGGATCTGGTCAGCGTTCTTTGATATCAGGTCAAGCTGGTGGCGTTGGTTATTTTGATGAGAGCATCTAATGGATACTGTTGCCCGCCGTATGCTGGAACGGTTTGAAAAAGCAAAAGCAAACCGAGTTCTTTTTGAGTCATTGTTTGAAGAGTGTTATGAGTATGCTCTTCCAATGCGGCAAAGCTTTTTTCATGAAAGCCCCGGTCAAAGGCGGGATGACAAGATCTTCGATGAGACAGCTGTTGTTGGCACACAAGAGTTTGCATCTCGTTTGCAATCTGGCCTTGTGCCTAACTTTGCTCGTTGGGCAGACTTATTAGCTGGCAGCGAAATTCCTGAAGCTGAAGCTGATGATGTAAATAATAGCTTAGATCAGGTGACGGATTATGTTTTTGAAATTATACAAAATTCAAACTTTGGGCAAGAAATACATGAGTCTTTTATGGACTTGGCTGTTGGAACAGGCATCCTTCTTGTTGAAGAAGGTGACGCTGTTAATCCGGTCAGGTTTAATGCTATTCCGTTACCGAGTGTATACCTTGATACAGGTCCGGATGATAAAATTGACCATGTATATAGACAGCGTACTCTTAAATATGCAGACCTGCCTGTGGCGTATCCGAAAGCGGTATTTCAAGAAAGAACCGCCAAAGCAATAGCAACTCAGCCAGAAGGCAAAGTGCAGATTGTTGAGATCGTTTGTCGCAACTATCAAAAGCGCAACGAGGATCGGTTTGACTTTTATGTAATTAATATTCCAGAGCAAGAGACTATTGTAGTAGATCAGTTTGTTGGCACTGGTGCTAACCCATATGTTTGTTTCCGCTGGTCAAAAGCTAGCGGGGAAATCTATGGACGTGGCCCTTTGATCAATGCGTTGTCTGCAATCAAGACAACCAATCTTACTATTGAGCTTGTACTTGAAAATGCTCAGATGGCTATCTCTGGTATCTATCAGATGGATGATGATGGCATCATTAACACTGATACCATCAACCTCGTTCCGGGGACAATCATCCCTAAAGCAATGGGGTCGCAGGGTTTGCAGCCAATCAGGAACGCTGGCAACTTTGATGTTGCACAAATTGTTCTTGGGGACATGCGCAATAACATCAAGCGGGCGTTGTATAACGACATGCTTGGCGACCCCAACAAGACACCCGCTAGCGCAACGGAAGTAGCAGAGCGTATGGCTGACCTGTCACGGCGTATTGGTTCAGCATTCGGACGACTTCAAGCGGAAATGGTGCAACCTGTATTGCAGCGGGTAGTTTACATTTTGAAGAAACAAGGTCGTATTGATTTGCCAACAATCAATGGGCGTGAAGTAAAGATTCGTTCTTCATCTCCATTGGCTCAAGCGCAAGCTAATCAGGATATATCATCTATCTCAAGATATCTACAGCTTGTTGGTGGCACATTTGGACCAGAAATCCTAAACCTTCTTGTAAGTTCAGAAGATGTTGCGGTGCATCTCGCCAAGAAGTTTGGAGTGCCTGATACTCTTGTTCGCGATAAAGTAGATCGTGAGCAACTGATAGCAGCAGCACAACAAATGGCGCAGCAGCAACAACAGCAACAAATGATGACGGAGCAAGATGTCTAACCAAATAGGTATTGACAATTTTCCTCGTTCTAGATCAGACGATGAAAAAATTTCCAAAGATATAAGATCGCTATTTCGTACCCCTAATGGACAGGAGGTAATGAAATATTTGCGTTCCATAACAATCGAAGCAGTCACAGGGCCAGCCGCAAGTGATGCCGAATTAAGGCATCTCGAAGGGCAGCGGTATCTAGTCGGTCTCCTTGAGAGGCGTATTAAACATGCAGAAAAGGTAGAGAAAAATGGAACAAGCAGATAATGTAGAAGTAGCTACTTTAGCTACTGAAGCACCTGTGTCCGACAGACCAGAGTGGCTTCCTGAAAAGTTTAAATCACCAGAGGATATGGCTTCATCATATTCTGAGCTTGAGTCTAAGCTTGGGCAGGGCGAGACTGCGCTGCGTGATAAGATTCTTTCTGAGCTAGAAGCAGAAGCTTACTCAAACAGACCGGCTAGTGCTGGTGACTATGCCATACCAGAGATGATTGATCCTGAATTGGCAACTGACAATGAGCTGTTTCAATGGTGGGCTAACCACGCTTATGAAAATGGTTATAGTCAAGAAGAGTTCGAAAATGGCATTGAGCAATATGCTGCTGCCCTTGAAGCAATGGGTCCGGATCTCGATGCGGAACGTAAAGCATTGGGCGACAATGCTGATGCTCGTATTGAAGCTGTTGAGCTTTGGTCTCAAAAGTTTTTTCCAGAAGAGTTTACCGAAGTAGTAATGACTATCGGGCAAACAGCAAAGGGTATTGAAGCGTTGGAGTTTCTTATGCAAAACATGCAAGGCTCAAGTGTGTCTCGCGATGGTCAGCCAGCTATGCGTATGTCAGAAGATGAGCTACGCACAATGATGCAAGATCCGCGTTACTGGAACCCTGTCAAGAGAGATGCTGCTTATGTTAAAAAAGTCGAAGAGGGTTTTTCCCAAATCTACAGGTAGCGTATTTCATAAGGATGGCGATGTTGAAATAGTTAAGGCAACGAGTGAACATGCTGCCTACCTTCAGCATCGCCTACGTCCTACTGATATTCGTGAATGTATGATAGCTGGCGCATCACCTTGGGCTGCGCTTCATACACCATTAACAGACAAGCATGGCAAGACTTGGACAATACTGTTCAACGGAGAACCTGCTTGCATGTATGGTGTGTCAGCTGTTTCTGAAGATGAAGAATTTAATAGTGCAATTATATGGCTGTTAGGTAGCAACTTAGTGGAAAAAGAGTCGCGCAAGTTCTTAAAAGTGACTCGGCAGATAGTTGATTACCTACAGGGTCAATATGATTTATTAGAAAATGTTGTGCCAATTGACCACACCAGAACTCTTAAGTGGTTGGATTGGTTGGGTTTTTACTTTTCAGATCAAACAACAGTCATCAATGGCTTTTCTTGCGTTCGTTTTGTGCGTTGCAATCCTGCCATAGAGGTGCGATTTGAATGATATTACGGCCTGTTTCAAACTGACAGCCTCGCAACGAGACAACTGGATGATGGAAGAAACGGACAACCGTTGGTGTAGTGAAACTTTTTTATAAGGACTGAAGGAAATGGCTAATACAATTGATCAAGCCTTTATCAAGCAGTTCGAGACTGAAGTTCACATGGCTTATCAGCGCATGGGTTCTAAACTCCGCAACACTGTACGCACCGCTGGTAATGTTCGTGGTTCTGTTGTTCGGTTCCAGAAGATTGGTTCTGGTTCTGCCAACACAAAGTCTCGTAACGGCAACGTAACTCCAATGGAATTGGCGCATACAAACGTAGAAGCTACTATGGCTGACTACTATGCACCAGAGTACATTGACAAACTCGATGAGTTGAAAACAAACATCGATGAGCGTCAAGCTGTAGCACAATCTGCTGCCGCTGCTCTAGGTCGCAAGACTGACGAAATCCTGTATACAGCTATGGACGCTGGTGCAAACGCAACTCAGATCAGCACAACTGGTGCTGCTGTTACTAAAGCTAACCTGCTCACTCTTTTTGAAACATTCGGTTCTGCCGATATTCCAGAAGATGGTCAGCGTTATCTTGCCATGCATCCAAAGGGATATGCAGACCTGTTCCTGATTGATGAGTTTGCCTCATCAGATTATGTTGGCGATCAGAACCTGCCATTCGCTGGCGGCATGACAATGAAAGAGTTCTTGGGCTTCAAGATCTTTTCAACATCAGCAATTACAGCTGGTAAGAATATGGCTTACCACTCAACTGCTGTTGGTCTTGGCATCAACTCTGATGTTCAGACAGAGATCAACTATGTGCCTGAGAAGGCTGCCCACCTTGCAACCTCAATGATGTCAATGGGTGCTGTTGTTATTGACGACAACGGCGTCTATGAAGTCCTTGATAACAACTAAGGAGTAAGAAGAAATGGCTTATAATGCAGCAAACCTTACTCGCATTGGTGGTGCCTCTAACGGCGACCTGTGGTTTTACACTTCAGCAGATGCAATTGCTGACGTAAACACTGCCGGTTATTTTAATGACGCATCGAACATGCTTGCAGTTCGTGATGTTATTATTGTTGTAGATACCGCAACACCAACAACCAGCTTCGTTAATGTTCTTTCGAATGCTAGCGGCGTGGTTGACGTTTCAGATGGCACAGCCATTGCTGAAACAGACACTGACTAATAGGGGTGGGGGGCTTCGGCCCCCCATTATCTGATGCCAACAGTAGCTAACTCTGACATTGATATTGCGTCACGCGGCCTGATCCTTATCGGAGCAGAGCCGATTACTTCGTTTACAGCTACAAGTACAGAAGCGACTGTAGCCAATGCTATATATGAAGATGTCATTAGGACATTGATGTGTTCTAGTCGTTGGCGGTTTTCAACAAAACAAGCGCAGCTAAACTTATTAACGAATGCCCCAACCGGCAGATATGACACAGCGCATCAATTGCCATCTGACTTGTTGATGCTACACGCTGTTACAGTCAATGATGCCATTATTGAGTACAATATTTATGCTGACAAAGTATTTAGTAACTCATCACAAAATGATGCGTTAATCGCTGACTACACTTTTAGAGCGTTGGAACCTAACTTTCCATCATACTTTACACTAGCTGCCGAGTTTTCATTAGGTGCATCATTTGCTTTGTCGATTGCAAGAGATGAGCAGCTATCAGCTTTGCTAGAGAGAAAGGCAGCGGAACTTTTGCAACAGGCAAAAACTCTGGACAGCCAGCAACAAACAACACGCAAACTTGTTACATCGAGGTTTATTACTGAAAGGCGAAGTTAATGGCGAGAATACGGATACCGCTAAACAACTTTGTTTTTGGTGAGATTAACCCATCATTGACTAGCCGCATTGATGCGGCTGTTTACAATCAAGCTGGGCAATCTGTAAAGAATGTTTTTATTCGCGCTGAAGGAGGTATTATTAATCGCCCCGGATCGGAGTTGCATCATAAATTCTTAGACGGTGCTAGCAATCCGATTGCTTATTCATCAAGCTATACGCAGCAAATACGTCTTGAGCCTTTTGTTTTTTCAAGCGATGAAAAGTATGTAGTGGCGTTTATTGCTGGAACTACGGCTGGCAGCATACAGATATTTAGAGTTAATACTGATGGCACGTTTAACTCGCTTGTTGCCACATTGACCACTGACGTTGATGGCGATGATCTTCCGTTTACATACACAAACCTAACGCAGTTTACATATGCGCAAAGCGGCGACTTTATGTTTATTGCGCATACAAACTTTGCACCTTTAGAGCTTGTCAGAACAGGTTTAACAAGTTTTGAAGTGCGGGTGTATGAGTTCGATATTTCTGCTGATGGCAATAGAAAGCTACAACCTTATTACAATTTCCAAGGCAGCGCAGTTACAATTGCGCCATCAGCTACATCAGGAACAGGAGTTACAGTAACAACTAGCTCTGCTTATTTTAACGCGGGTATGGTTGGCTCAAGTCTTTTAATCCACGACACGCAGGTAGACATTACCGCAGTTACCAGCTCCACTACAGCTACCGTCAATGTGCAAGGCACAATTGAAAGGCAACTAGATTTTGATTCGTTGAACACAACAGAAGGTTCTGACAGAGTTCATGTTGTAATGGAGTCGCATGGTCTTAGTGCAGGTGACTCAATTACTATAAGTGATGCTGGCGCATTAGGTGGCATTAATAATGGAAACATTAATGGCACAAGAACAATCACAAGAATATTAAACGCCAATGAGTTTGACTATCAAGCTGGTGGTTCAGCTTCATCTACTGCGACAGGTGGTGGCAATCCCATCATTAGCAGCACCGCTGCAACAACAGACTGGTATGAGCAATCTTTTAGTTCTTACCGAGGGTTCCCTGCTGCTGTAACATTCCATGAAAATAGATTGTGGTTTGGTGGAACACCAGCGCAGCCTAGTGGTATATGGGCATCAGCTAGCGGAGAGTTTTTTAACTTTGATGTTGGCAAGGGTGAGGACTTTGATGCATTGGATTTGGAAGTATCTGTAGGTGTGACTAACTTTGTTAGGCATCTTGTATCTAACAGAGACTTGCAGGTATTTGCTAATCAAGGGGAGTTCTTTTTGCCAGCATTCCAAGATGCACCTATTACCGCATCAACAGCAAAAATATCTGAGCAGACTCCATTTGGTTCTAGCTATGTAAGGCCACTGTCTTTAGATGGTGCAACATTGTTTGTGCAAGCAACTGGCACAGCTGTAAGAGAGTACATTTTCAGTGATTCAGAAGCAGCTTACACAACCAACATGGTTTCTATATTATCTTCGCATCTTATTTCTTCGCCTGTTCAATTAACATCTGTCAAAGGATCCTTAGATCGCCCCGGAGCGTATGCATTCTTTTTAATGGACAATGGTGAGATTGGTGTATTCTACAGCATTAGATCTGAAAAACGTGCTGGCTGGATGCGTTGGACTACAGAAGGAAGATATCATTCTGTGTGCGCAGTTGATGAGCAGCTGTTTGTTGTAACGTCAAGAGACGATGGCAATGGCACACCCTCGCTTTGTCTTGAGCAATTTACGCCTGAATTGAATATGGATTTTAGCAAAGAGTTTAGTGGTGCTGCTGGTGTGTTTAATGTTTCATCAAACTTTTCCGATGGTGCTGTAGTAGATGTAGTTGACGATACAGAATATCTTGGACAGTTTACTGTAGCTGGTGGTGAAATTGATGTTAGTGCTGTTAAGCTTTCAACATCAGTAGAAGCGGGTTACAAGTTTGTTCCTGAGTTAAAAACAATGCCACTAGATGCTATGGTGCAAGGCGGTCCACTAACAGGCAGACCTCGCAAGATAACAAATGTTATACTTGACTTAAAAGATACATTAAGTGTTTCGGTTAATGGAACCAATATGATCATTCGTAATGTTACCTTTAACCCTGCCCAACCTAGGCAAGCGTTTACAGGCAAGAAAGAATTTAGGGTGCTGGGTTACAGTAAAGACCCAGTTGTTACAATCTCACAGATAGCACCACTTGACATGCAGCTAAATGGTATGGTGGTCGAGGTAGCGTTCCAATGAGCTTTTGGATGTTTGCAGCGTTGGCTGTTGGTACTGTGGTTGATATTGCTGGACAGGATCAAGCAGCTAGAGCAGAAAAGATTCGTCAAGATGAAATAGCAAGGCAAGCTAAAGAAAATGCCGAGATGGTTAAGCTAAATGCAGAGATTGCTGCGACAGCCAGATCTCGCGCCTATACTAGCTTTGTAAGAAACTCATCTGCTATTGCTGGCTTTAATCGTCGTGGAGATGATCGTTCTTTAAAGTCAATACAAATAGCTGGCAAACAAAAGAGTGCTGAAGAGTTGCGGGCCGCTGAGTTGCAGAGTTTATTTACCAGAGGGCGTTACGCTAGTCAGGCTGCATTTGCTCGCTTTGAGGGTCAAGCGGCTATGGATCAAGCTTTAATCAGTCAGGTGTCAACCTTGGCTAGCAATGGTTACAAAGCTGCATCCATTGCAGGAGGATAATTTTTTATGGCTAAGATTGAAGTATTAAAAGGACAGCAATCTACATCAGTTGGACCCATTGGTATTGTCTCTATGGGCAGGGGC